TAGGGGCCGTCCTGATAGATTGTGAATTGACTGGTGACGATGTACAGGCCCGCCTCATCGCCGTTCTCGGCGACGGGCTCTTGCACGGTTCCGTACTGGGTGCAAATGACAGTCGCGCCCGCGAGGAGTCCGACGTTGTTGCGGATCTCATCGTCGAGCGTCGTGGCTGCGCTCACGTCGTCACTGATGGCGTTAAACGTGACGTCATAGGCAGATAGCGTGTTTTGATTTCCGAGCGCGACACGCGTGCCCGATTGAATCTCAAACGTCATCGCTGGCAGCGTCGAAGTTTGCAAGCGTGTGCCGTAGTACACGCGCCGCCCCGCGGTCGTTTGTGACTCAAGCGTGCTCATGATATCGCTAATGAGGGACGTGGCGCTCATGCGATTTCAGTGCAGTCAATGACTGCAACCCTCCGCCGTTGATCCATGTCGCGGATGCCGTTAATACGCAGCACTTTTGTGCCGTACTGCAAGCGATCGATCGCGGTGACGGTCAACCGCGCAATATTCGGCCAACGCGTACGAATTTCATACGCGCCAACCACAGCCACGCCGTCACCGTATGACGTTTCCACTGGCGCCGATTCGCGCACGTCGCAAACGATTGTGCCAACGTTGGTGAACGTCGTAACGCGGCGGCCGAGCGAGTCGGGGCTATTGCCAGACGCGCGTAGCACAATCAATCGGAAACGCGTGAGGCCCGATGAGATCATCGGAAAGGCCCTCGCACTCGCAGGTGCTCAAGCATAAACTGAGCGCCGAGCGGCACTACCGACAGCGCGACGGGCTGCGCAGCTTCGGGGTTGTTGTAGTACAGGCCGACCAACGACACGATGGCCTGCACCACCTCGTTTGGTTCGGTCGAGTAGCCGCCGACGTACGTGACGGTAGCGAGCGTGCCATCTTTCATCGCGGGCTCGTCAAGGAACTCGAGCGCTGCAAGATCCTGCGACAAGTCCACCCAGTAATCGGTACCGCTCGTCATCGTCACCGTTGAACCGCCAGTGCTCGTGTACGTCACCGACGTAAGCGATACGTACGGCTGCACCGCGAACACCGTGCGCTTCCAATCTCGCAAGTACATCGTGCGTGACGATTGGGTGAGCGCCAAGCCTGTGTAGCGCTCAACCCACGACGTAGCGACACCGATGAGCCGGGTGAGCTCGGTGTCATCGTCGCTGTAGTCGATCTTCAGCGCCGCTTTGACGGTTGCGAGTGTTACTGCCATAAACCCGCGCCGGGGGTTTCCCCCCAGCGCGAGCGAAAGGTAAGAAATGCTCAGGCCGTGATCGCAGCGAACGCGTTCGGAAGCATGATCTTGGAATCGGTTCGCGCGTATGTGTACAAGGTGACAATGTGATTTACTGCCGCCGAGTACGGATCCACAAGCGAGGTCATGCCAGTGCGGTCGAAAATCTCGAAGTAGTTGAAGTCGCCGACCACGGCGAAGATGTTCTCATCGGTGTTTGCGGTCGGCACGTACTGACCGATCGAGTACGGCACACCGTAGAGCAAACCGGGAGCGCCGCCGACCATCGTGCCAGCGTTCGATTGCGCTTGCGTCCAGATGTATTCGGTAGAGCCGCTCGTGACGACGCTGTTCTTCAACTTGCGAGCGACGCGCACGAACGTATCGGAGAGAAGCCAACGGAACCGCGGCGAGTTGCGGTACTGCGGCGCAACAAGGTGCACAGTGTCAATGACATGGTCGGCGGTTACGGTTTCAACGGCGCCACCGATGTCGGTGCGCTGCCCGAGCGTTTCCAACTTCGCTTCAGCCGACGATCCCGCGATGCCTTCCGGTTGGCTAGATCCGGTGCCGACGGTGTACGCCTCTTCCATCTTTAACGCGAGCGAAAGGCCGATGCGGCTTGCGACCCAATCGAGCCCGCTGCCGATGCCACCTTGACCGATGGCGTCTTCGATGAACTCCTGCGACATCTGCGTAGCGCACACGTACTTGTACGGCGTCACGCTAATTGCAGTGCCGAACGTCGGGCTGGAAGGTGTGATGGTCGCAAGTGTACCGCTGACCGATTCCACCACAAGCGCCGACGTGGGTAGCGCACCTTCAACAGTAATCGTGCGCTTCGAGTCAATCGAAGACACGGGAGCGATCGAGCGCAACACGTTCGCTTGGTACATCTTCTCGACAATGCGGCGTTCCATGTCAGTTGGAATGCCTGCGCCGCTTGTGCTGGTTGCAAGGTTACGCATTTCTGCGGCATCGCCACGCGCGACCGCCATGAGCCAACGCTTCGCGTACTCAGGGCTCGAGAGATCGTGCTTGACGTCTGCACGTGCGACCACGCCGCGGAACTGCGGTTGCGAGCGTTCCTCTTCAAGTTGCTTGAGGCGCTCTTGCGCTGCGCGAAGCGCGAGGCGGTCTTGATTCATGCGCTCGACAGCGTCGAGGTCAGCATCGATACGCGCGATCTTCTCGCGCTCTTCGCCGCTGCCGCGGATTTCGACGTGGTGCGTCTTTGCACCAGTGCGAGCGGCGAACGAATCGAGGGTCTTGCGATATTCGTGGACGGTGTTTTCGAGGTTGGTCAACTCTTCAGACATGGCTATTCATCCTGTGCTTGTGAATCTCGAGCCGCAGCGCCGCGGCTTCAATGGCAGCCGCGGAAACACTCCGCAGGCTCGATGAGGTCTTGTCGCCGTATGCAGCGTCAACAACCACGCTGAGCTCAACGAGCCGCGCGGCAGTGACAGTGCGTTCAGTGCGTCGCGGGTTCCATTCGTCGCGATCGACGTAAAAACCAAACGACATTTCGCCGCTCAGGTCGCCGCGTTCAAGCAGCGCACGCACGTCGTTGCCAACGCTTGTCTCGGCGAGATCCGCGGTAAACCGCACCCCGCTCGAAGTGTCGTTCAGCGTGAGCGTGCCGCTGCGCGTGCGAGCGAGCAACGCGCTTGCGTTGTGGTTGAATAGCAGTTTGATATCAGCGCCCGCGAGGTCGCCGAATGCGCCGCGGGTGATTCGCTCGCGGAACTGCGGGTTGAACGGCTCGGAGATTTCGCGGCTCCACTTGCCGTATGGAATTGCAAGGCCCGACAACGTGCGGCCCGCTGGTGCGCCGATTGTGACGCTGCGACGTTCAAGCGTAGTCATCAATATCTCCTGCGCTCGTGTCGCTGCCGAGGTTGGTAGTTCCGCCGCCCGTTCCCATGTTCTTTGCGATGATGGGCTCATCAAGCCCGTCGAGCGGCGCGAGGTTCAAGTACTCACGCGCTTCGTTGCGCGTGATGACGCCGGACTCAACGCCAGTGCGCAGCGCCGCCATCTGTTCGGCGAGCGACGGCCGTGAGATCATGTCAGCGTCGAACGTCGCCGAACCAAACGGCGCAAGCTTCGCGACGATTTCGGCCGACCACGTCGAGAACCAGTGCTGAAGGCAGGCATCCACGTACATGCGTGAAAGCCATTCCATCGAGCCGTACGCGTTCGCACTGTGCTCGCTCAGGTACGACGTCGGCACGCCGTAGATGCGCGATACGTCCTCGACGCTGTAGCGACGCGCGGCCGAGATTCCGGAATCATCGAGCGTGCTACTGATGCGCTCGACCTTCATGCCTTCCGCGAGCACCAAGGGTTTGCCCGCGTTCGCGGCGCCCGCGTGGTGCTTCATGTAGTCCTCGACCACCATTTGCCGCGCTGGTGCTCCCATCGGGCCCTGCGCGACGATGGCGATCTTCGGGTTGCCCGCGTTCTTCATCACTTCCAGCTGCGCCTGTTCTTGCGATGCAAGAACTTGAAGCGACGTGCGGCAAAGTCGCACTGGCGATTCGCCCCACAAGCCGTCGAGCCCGACGGCACGTAGGTGCAGCATCGAGGACATCGGCACGTCACCGTACAGCCGCGTTTTGTAGACGGGCTCGGGCTTCGTGAGATCGAGCGAAACGCTTTCGATGTCGAGTGGCAACAACTCGAGCAACTCGCCACCGAGCGTGCGGTTGATCACGGCAAAAGCGTTTCCATACAACAGCGCTTGAAGCGTAAGACTTCTGCGGAACTCAAAACCATTTTGCCAGCGGTTTGGTTGCTGAAGCAATGCGTTCGCGGTGCGCTCGCTCACGTCGAGCGGCACGCGTGCCACGTCGTTGGCGATGAGCGAAGCAGCGCGGTAGACCGGCGTGTACGCGAGCGCGGTACCTGGCGTGATCGTGGGCATACCCACCGAGTCGAAACTCGTGGGAAGGAGAACGCCATGCGTTCCCCAGTGGCCGAGCCATCGTTGCAACAGTCCACGCAGCATGTGCGTATTTGGTGGGCTGCGATTGCGCGGGATTGCACCTAAACGCTATTGTTTGAAATATTCTTCGGCTTCTTCGTCATACACGCTGCGCTTGGCGCCGCCCCACACGTGCGCGGCAATGATGGACGCCACGAGCGGATCAATCGCGCAAAATTCCCGCGACTTAATCGGCCGAATGTTTCCATTTTGATCGCGCTTGGCGTGCGCGTCGGCACACGCGCGGCGCAAGATTGGATCATCACCGATCACTAGGCGCGAGCCCGCCCATAGGTTTTGGAATAGGTTGCATCCGGGCCCGAAGGTGGCGATGCCCATCCGGTACACCACGAGCGGCACGCCGTCGGCTTGCAGTTGTTCGGCCAAGTACTTCGAGCCCCACGCGTCATAGCCGACGGCCTTGACGTCAAACTCGTCACGTATGGCGAGGATTTGCGCCCGCACCGAGTCGTAATCAATCTCACGCCCTGGTGTGAGCGTGATCTTGCCATCGGAGGCCCAAGCGCGGATCGGGTAGCGGTAGTCCAGTTCGCGCTGCGCGACGTCGGCCCGAGGCCACCAGTAGTGACCGCGCAGCGCCAAACGGCCGTTCTCGAGCGGCACGGCCACGACCATAGCGGTCATGTCCAACGACTTGGAAAGATCGAGGCCCACCCACGCGGGCTTTCCTTTGAGGGCTTCCCAGTCAATGCGCTGCCCGCCCGGCCACAGCGACATATCGAGCCATCCGCCCGTGTTCTCGTCACACCTGGCGGCGTGGTACCTGGCGAATTCGCCGCGCCCCATCGCGCTGCGCTTCATTGTGTTCCACGATCGCTTCAGGCTCACCAGGTCGGGCTGCCCGTGCTCGAGTCCGGGGTTTGCTTTCACCCAGGTTGATTCATCCTCAAGCGGGTCGGTGGGGTCGAGGCCGTACAGCATCGGCAACACCGTGTCATCCTCAAGTTCGCCGGACAGGATTGCTTCGCCCTGTTTGACGAGTTCGGCGTAGTGGTTCTCAGGGTTGCTGCCTGGCGTGGTGATGATTACGCCGGTGGATTCGCGGCGCTTGGCGCCGGTGGTTAGCAACTTGGTCAAGAACCGGCCCTTGAACTCGGCCGCCTCATCGGCGATCCACAGCGACGGGTTCAGGCCGTCAAGCGATCGCTCAAGCGCTGGCAGTGCTGTCATCTGACAGTCGTGCTCGATCCGCAGCACGGCGTGTGCTCGGGCGATGAGCGTGGGGTCGCCTAGGCGCTGCGCCATGGTGCGGGCGGTGTCCAGGCAGATTTCTGCCTGCTCTTCGTTGTTGGCGATGACGTGCACGCGGCGGCCCTCGCCCGCGAGGAGATCGAAGAGCGCAAGCCCGGCCATCAGCGTAGTCTTGCCGTTGCCGCGGGCAACCTGCACCATCGCGAGTCGGCAACGCCGACGGCCGTCGGGTAGGCGCCAACCGACGATGTTGGCGAGTACCCACAGTTGCCACGGGTGCAGCTCGAAGGGCTTGCCGGAATCCTCGCCGACTAGGTTGAGCGAGCGGAAGTGTGCGGCGACGCGCTCGACGTCTGGCCACGACATGACGAGATCCGAGCGCTCGAGGTCGCGCCGGAAGCGCTGCGCCGCGGCGTAGATCCAACGTCCGGCGGGGATGCGGCCGTCAATTACGGCATTGACGTAGGCAAGCACCGCAGTACGCGCACAAATCACGTCCGA